CGTCTACTGATACAGTTACCTGTCTACTTTGCTCAGTAGCTGAAATTAGTTGTTTAAGAAGACCTACCATTTCTTGGTTAGCACCCCCACTTAAGTTAGTACCACCTGCTATTACTAATTCATCTTTTGGGTGAGTACGGACAGTAAAATCATCTGCATTAATAGTACCCTTAATTGCAGCTCTAGCTGATTGTTGTTCAGCTGATGCTGCAATTCCATACATTGGGTTAAATGCTGAAAGTAGAGAAGTTGTAATTGATTTAAATAGAGATGGATTAGCTTGATTTTGAAGTTCTCTAGTTACTTCTTCATTATAATTTTCTCCAAGTTTTCCTTTTATTTGTTCTCTTTCTCTGGATAATCTAGCTTCTCTATTTCCGAATCCTAATCGTTCTAAACCTATAACTATATCTTCTAAAGTGCTTACAAGTCCATCTAAAAGACCACCATCAACTACATCAGTAAATATTTCTTTAGCTCTTTCTAAAGCTAAATTAAATTTTTGTTGAGCATCTACTGATTTTTGAGCTTGTTCTAATGATTTACCTTCAACAATTCCTTGTTCAATAGCAGCTGCTTGGGCATTTAAACGATTGGCTTCTTCTAAATTACCTTTTTGTTCTTGCAATTTAGCTTGTTCTCTTAAATCTTTAGTGTAAGTACCTGCTACTTTACTTATAAGTTCTTGTTTATATAATGAATCAGCTAATTCACTAGCTTGCATACCGAAAGCTGCTGCTATTGATTCTTGTTCAACACGATTCATATTAGCAAACTTAGCTGCGGTAATTCCTTGTTTGCTTATTTCTTCAGTTAAGCCGGCAATATTATTAGTTAAAGCAAAATATCTAGCTCTATCTAAGTTAAGTTGTTTTCCAGTAATTAATTCAGCTGTTAACTCTGCTTCAATTGATTGTTCAAAATCAAGTAATGAACCCGCTATCTTATTAACTTGATCTAATGATAAACCTAATTTATTAGCTTGTAAAACAGTTTTAACTAATTCAGATGTATTTCCTCTAAAATTAAGGAGAACTTGTTTACTAACTCCTTGTATTTGTTTTAGAATTTGCCTACCATCAGCTACTATTTTATTCTGATTAGCAAAAGCTGCTATTTGATCATATACAATATCTAAGCCTTTATCAGCTTCTACATTATTAACTGCAAATATACCTTGTAAAGCTTGAGCTTCCTCAACTGATTGGCCTAATTGGTTGGTTAAAACAATTTGAGTTTCTAATTGATCTTTACTAGCTATAGCTGAAAATTCTGTTAGGGTAGCTATTTCACCAAATGCTTTAACTAGATTTTCAGTAGTAGCAAATTCAGTATCTAATGTACCTTTTAAATCAGTTAAATTATCATAAATGCCACGAGATGCTTCTTTACCTATACTTAAGTTTTTAGATATTTCAGTTACTCGCTTATCAGCGGCAAAACTTGCTTGTACAAATAATTCAAATGCTTTCTTTATAGCTTCAGCGGCTATTACTATTAAACCAATAGGTCCTAAAGCTGCTTTTAAAGAAGCACCAAATGCCTTAGCTCCTGTACTTAAAGTAGCAAAAGTACTAGCACCACCTGCTTTAGTAGCTTTCATAGCTTTATTTACAGAACCAAAATCTATTAGTTTACCTATACTAGTTTTTTGTAGTCCTGAAAATATAGTACCTGTTAAAGCTTCTACTTCTTGAGATTGGTCAGCCATTTTTTGGAAGTTGCTGGCTATATCACTAGTAGTAGTTTTTGTATCTTTTAAGTAATCATTAATAGTTTGTAAAGCTAATAATTTAGTTTCTAAAGTATCTTTATCTTCTTCATTAGCTGTTGCTATTTCTTGAGTAACTACTTTAATTTCATCACTTACGTCACGAAGTCTTTGATCAATAGCAAACTGTAGGTTTTTAGATTCAGCAACAGCTTTAGCCGCTTGGTTATAATCTAATTCACCTGTAATAAGATCTTCTTGATATCTAACTAATTTATCTAATAATTTGTTTTCTTCTCTATAGATTCCAACTAATTTTTGAGATAAATCTTTATTATCTTTAATATAAGGTAATTGATCTCTTAAAGCTTCACCAAATCCTTTAGCTTGGGACTTTATTTCAGAATAAAGATTTAATTGTTTTTCTAAGTCATTAGTTATTTGATCAAGAGATCTACCATATTCTTCTATAGAAGCAACTAATTCTTTAAAAGCTTTGTTAGTAATATCCTTCGCTACTTTTCCAGCGTTAATAAGTCTGTCTTTTAAAGCTTTCTCTGCCCTAGATAATTCGTCGTCTATAGCCATAAGGATATTTTGTTATAAATATTAAAAGGCATCACTTTTTGGATGCCTTTGTAACATAAGTAGGTGGTTTTACTTTTTTATTTTTAATTGCATTTTCTTTAGCTTCACCTGATAACCAACTATCTTCATTTTTATTAGATTTAGACTTATCATACCATTCTTTAATTTTATTGAAGGTAAATTTTCTTAACCAAATAGGCATATTATAGACTGTTTCATAGTCATAACCACCTTGACCATGGAATATTATTTCATGGATTTGGCTAAATAAAGCCATACGAGCTTGAGGGGCTACCTCAGAGGTCAGGCCAAAAAAAGTTAAGATTAATTGGGATAGCGACCTCCTCACCGCCGTCTGTAGTAAAATTTAAATTAACATCAGGAGCTACTTCTTTAATATAGAGTCTTAATGCTCTTGAATCAGCCGCTAATAAATTAAATTCTACAAATTCCTTAATAACATTTCTATCTTGTGAACCATCAACAGTTGTTAATTGATACTTTAAACGAGTAGTGATTTCTGAAGATAATTCTTTGTTAAGTTTTTTAAGACCTTGAATTTCCTGGTCAATCAATTCTTCATCTTTAGCTGTTAGAAGCTTAAATTCTACTTCAGTTTTAGAAACTGGAAGAGTGAATTTGAATGTACCTTTTGGGGTTAATAAAGAAGTATCAAAAGGTTTACTATCAAGAGTTGTAAGATCTACAGTATATTCTTTACCTCCATAAGTGAATGTATAGTCTTTACCATAACCTAAGATACGAGAAGCCATAATTAAGGCGTTTTTATCACCTGTAATCATATCTTTAAGACTAAATTTATTCATAGTTAATGCTTCTAAAAGCTTATCTAGAACAATACCTTTTTGAATATAGTTTTGGTTGGTGAGGATATCTTCCTCTTTAGCAGTCATGTACTTCATTTCTACTTTACCACTATGTAAAGGATGATCTGCGGGGTAAACAAGACCTTGTGATGGTAATTCTACAATTTCTGTAGGAAATTTTGTTTCGCTCATAAATTTTTATTTAATAAAACTAGTTTGTCTATTATAAATATAATATAAAAAAAGAGCTTGGCAAAGCCAAGCTCAAATTTAAATTTATTTGAATTTCTATTAGAAGTTCAATACACAGTAATCTGGTTGAACTGTCATTGTAATTTCAATAGCTGTATCAACAGTATCCCAGCTGTAATCACCAAAGCTAGCGTCAGTAATTAAAGCACCTTTGATTACCCATTCAGAAACGATATCACCTACAGGTCCTAATACATCAAAAGTTAAATCTTTCTTGTAGAAGTCTGAGTAACCATCTCTACCTGTTACTGATTCGTGGTGTAAACGTACCCATTCCATTACAGCTTGTGCTCCAGAAGGTGTGATAGGATCAAATAATGTGAACTGGATTGGATTCCAAGTTGTTTTACCTTTCACGAAACGTTGAACGTTAATGTGGTTTAGAGGTACAGTTCCTTGTGTTAGTGATACAGCACCTACAGCTTTTATCTCGTAAGATGGAATACCATCAATATACATGATAAAGCGGTTCGCCTGTTTTGGTTCAAACGCTGTGAAAAATATTTCATTTGGGTCTAATACTGCCATTTTGCTATATTATTTATTTTATTATAAATATTATTAATTACAACTCTTAACCTGGGAAGGTAGCTCCAGTTGGTAATACGTTGAACTCTAGGTAAATGAATTCAGCAGTCTTAGTTGGTTGTAGATAAATCTGACCTACTAACTGGTTTCTATCAATTACGTCTGGAGTATTATTAGAATCATCCATAATTACTCTAAACGCGTATAGACCTTGACGTTGTTGAACACTTTCTAAGTATGGGTTAACTTGGCTTAAGAATTGGTTTCTTGTAGCGATTGTGTTTTGTTCAAACACTAAGTTATTAGCTACTTGAGAAATGTAAGACTTAAGGGCAATTAACAATCTACGAACATTTACACGATCAAGTGCAGATGCTTTTTTCTGTAGAGTTTTCTGACCATATACTACAACTCCAGTTCCTGGGAATGTTGCAATTGGGTTTACATTACCTACATATAGATCGTTACGATTAGTTTGTGAAAGCTTTCTTTCTGCTCTAACTACAGTATCTAAACCACCTCTGTTAATACCTGCAGGTGCGAACCATGGCTCACTTACACTGTCAGTAAACGCGTATACTGCCGGAATCATAGTAGCGGCTGGTACCCATACTAATTGACCAGTACCTGGATCAATTGTTTGTAACCATGGCCAATAAGTAGCAGCATATGAGTTGTTGATTGCTGAAGCAGCTGTAGTGGCTTGACCAATACTAGCACCGTAAGCTACAGGGTCTAAAACTGCAATAGCATCACCTCTAGATTGAACAGTATTAGCTAAAGCTGTTAATTGAGTAGAGTTGTCAGTTAAGTTAAGACCAGGAGCTGTAATTACATTAAATCTGTAGTCATCTTGGTTAGCCATTAACGCAATCATATCATCATAATCAGTAGCATCAATACCTTGTAGATTTGTTGTTCCTGTAATAGCATCATAGAATTTAGCTCCACCACCATAGAATAGATCACCTGTGGCACCACCAAATGCACCACTAGCTGCTAATGGAATAGAAGCTGTATATTGAGCTTTAGCTGTACCATTATTATCAAAGTAATTTGGTGTTGGGTAGTTAATAGCACTTACATAAACATATCTTGAATTGTTTGGATAGTTACCAATTACTTCAACATAGTTTTCAGCTGCGTTGTATGTGCTGTAACTATCACCAATTACTCTAGAGATAAAGTTTGGTTGAGTTGGATCAAGTGATAGGTTTGACCAAGTTTCAAGTACAATTGGTTCTGTAGTTGTATCATTACCTTGTCTAACTAGAAGAGTAAATGTACCTGAAGAAGAATCAGGAGATACAATCTGCCATCTAACGTTGTCTGAAGAACCACTTGGTAAAGTACCATTAGTACCTAATGTACTAACACTATTCATAATAGTACCTTCAGAAATAGTTTTTAGTACAAATGCTTGACTGTAAGTACCATTAACACCACCTGATAATGATCCAGTTAGGACCATTTGAGATAATTCCCAACCTATAAATCCTTTATAATATAGATCCCAACCATTAGCTTGAGTATTATTAAGGAATAAACTTGGTGAACTTGATAAAGTAAATACATTAGTGCTTGAATTATAAGAAGCAGAAACATAAGCTGCTAATTCAGTCCAAGTATTAATAGCAGAAGCTAAAGCTGTGAAATATGAGCCTGAATTCCAAGTGAAAGTACCATTGACGTTAAAATACTTGTAATCAAGAGCATTATTAGTATAAGTAAAAGTATAAGGAGCTAAGTAATAAGTATTATTAGCTACATCAATTGCTACAGCGGCGTTTGAACCTGTGACTGATGGACCTCCTGTATAAGTAAGAATACCATTCCAATCACTACCACTAAAGGTAAAAGAAGCTTGAGTACCATTAGATGAGGCTACACTATTAACAATACCTGAAGAAGAGGCAGGAGTGAATGATCCTGAAGCTACTCTAGCTATTAATAAACTTTCTCCACCTTGTTGGAAATAGTTATAAGCAGCAATTTGAGTTAAGTAGCTGTATTCAGCACCTCCACTTAAGAAAGCACCACCAAATTTGTTTAGGTAATCTGAGTATGTAGTTACTACAGTAGGAATTTCTACGGGGCCCTTTGGAGTAGGACCAAGAATAGCAGCACCTACAGTTACAGGTTGCTGCGTGATAAACGACTGATCATTTTCTCTAGCTAATACTCCAGGTGAAATTAAAGTTTCTGCCATTGCAAAGTTATATTTTTAGTTTTATTATAAATATGTAAAATTTTTTCAAAAATAT